TAGGGCAGGGCGAGGCTTGAACGGGTCACCTTCTCGGGGAGGGTGACCCGTTCATCTTGTCTACGGGACGTGTGATCGCGTACATTCCGCGCGATGGATGCCCTGATCCTGTCCGCTGCACTCGACACCAACGGCCAGAACGCGCGGTACGTCAAGGCTGCTCGGAAGCACGGTCGGGAGGAGTCCGTCCTGCTGGCCCTGGCGATCGGCAACGCCGATCCGGCCGGTGTCGTCGGACGCTACCAGTCGGCTGCCACCCGACACCCGGTCGGTCTCCGGATCAGGTCGGCACACAAGACCCGAGCCTACTTCGACTTCCCGACGGACCTCGTCTGGGACCCGCACGACAAGGCCGCTCTTCGGGAGATCAGGCAACTGGCGAAGGACGCCGACGTCATCCACCTGAACAACAGCGACGTCGCGGTCCGCCAGTTCAGCGTCCAGCGCAAGCCGATGCTGCTCCACCACCACGGCTCCATGTTCCGCAACAACCCCCAGCGAATGCTGGACATCGCCGCCTCGAGGAAGATGGTCCAGGCCGTCTCGACGGTCGACCTCCGGGAGCCGGCACCGGAGCTCCTGCACTGGCTCCCAACGGCTTACGACGTCAAGGCCCTCCAGAAGTTCGCAAGGCAGAACCGCAGGACGGAAGACGGAAGGATCAGGATCGTCCACTGTCCGACGAACCGGGAGCTCAAGCGGACCGACCTGCTGATCCGGGTCGTCGACGACCTGACAGCCGAGGGTCTGCCGATCGACCTCGTCCTTGTCGAAGGAAGGACGAACGCCGAGAGCCTTGCCGAGAAGGCGAAGGCGGACATCGTCTTCGACCAGCTGATGTACGGCTACGGCTGTAACGCCGTCGAAGCCTGGGGCATGGGGAAGCCCGTCATCTCCGGTGCCGAGCCGTGGACGACAGCCGAGATGCGGAAGATGTGGGGTGACACACCGTACGCTCACGCCACCGAGAAGACCCTGAAGACCATCGTCCGGAAACTGGTCACGTCGGCTGATGCCAGGGCCGAGACTGCGGCAAAGGGACTCGAGCATGTCCGCCGATACCACGACGAACTGCCGGCGCTCGAGCGGCTGGCCGAGCTCTACCACGACGCCATTGCCGCCAAGACCAAGCCCCGGATCGAGGGCAAGGGCGTGCTCTTCCGGAGCACCAAGCGGGTGATGACGGTCGACGGTGTCACGGTTGCCTTCAACGGGGGAACCGTCGAAGTGAAAGATGCCGAGGTCATCCGCAGGCTTCGCAACCTCCAGCAGACGAGGCCGAGGTTCGGCGTGGAAGAGGTCGCATAGACCGATGAACCCGAACTGCTTCTGTCCGGGATGTGCCCAACGGAAGACATGCTGGTACACGCTGAAGGCGTGGCGGACACTGGCTGCCAGTATCCGGAGGTCGGGACCCTGCTACGTCGAGGGATGCAGGGAAGTGGTATCGGCTGCCGACCACATCGAACCTGTATATCCATCCATGTCGTGGGTGGCGTTCACCAGGAGGGCCAACCTCCGGCCATCCTGTCGTCGGCACAACATGGCTCGGGGTGTAGCAGCACGGCTCGAGAGGGAGCTAGCGAACGGTGTCGGTCCCCGCATCCAGTCGGTGCAGTATCGGGCGCCTGAGGCCGTTCTAGAGCCTCACAGGGCCATTGCAACAAGCGATCGAGCCTCCCGTTTTTTTAATCGGCGATCGGTAAGCAATAGGCCGCCTGTTCGATACCTCTCCCCAAGGCGAAGGACCATCTTCGGTTGATGCATAATGCGGAGCCGTGATGCATAGCAATGCAACGGCGCACCGGCGGTCGGGAGCGGTGAAGGGGCACGAGAAACCGCGGATCGCGCCTCCCGTCCCGGTCCGGTCGGATGTCGACGGTTTCCGACAGGTAGCAGCGGATTGCGGCTATTCCCTGATGCCGTGGCAGGCTACGGCCGGCCGCTACTTGGAAGCGCGGGGTACGGACAGGCTCCTGTACCGGGAAGTCGCGATCATCGTCGCTCGCCAGAACGGCAAGACGACGCTGCTCGTCCCGCTGATCGTGAAGCGGCTCCTCGAGGGCCGGCGCATCCTCCACACCGCGCAGGACCGGGTCCTGCCGCGGGAAGTGTTCGGGATCGTCGCGGAGCTCATGTGGGAGAAGCACCAGAAGCTGTTCCCGCCGAGCCGGGGCGGCCGGCGTTCGTCCCGACCGCGGTTCGCGAACGGCCAGGAAGAGGTCAAGTTGTCGAACGGCGGCAGTTACTCGATCGTCGCTCCGACTCCCGGAGGAGCTCGAGGCCGGACGGCTGACCTCGTCATCGTCGACGAGGTCCGCGAGATGGAGGACTGGGACTTCATCAAGGCAGCCAAGCCGACGTTGACGTCTTCCCGCGATCCGCAGATGGTGTATCTTTCCAACGCCGGATCAGAGGCGAGTACCGTCCTCAACGCGATACGCAAGCGTCGTGACGACGACTCGTCTCTCGCATATCTGGAATGGAGTGCTGCCCCGGATCGGAAGGCCGATGATCCGGTCGGGTGGGCCGAGTCCAATCCCTCGATCGGACACGAGACCGAGGAGATGGGGTCGATAGCGGAGACCCTGAAGGCCGATCTCCGGACCGCGCTCCTCGAGGGGACGATCGGGGACTTCGAGACCGAGCACCTGTGCCGTTGGGTGATCTCCATGCGGCAGCGGCTGGTGGAGCCGGACAAGTGGTCGGAATGCTCCGCGCAGCAGCTGGACCAGCCGAACAAGTTCGCTCTCGGGGTCTCGATCGACCCGGAAGGAAAGCGCGGTGCCGTCGTCCAGGCGTGGCGACAGAAGGACGACACGTTCGCGGTCCGGGTCGTCGCGGAGGCATCCGGGGACCCGTTCTCGGTCGAAGACCTCGGAGAGCAACTTCGGACCCTTGCCCGCGGTGCGATCGGGGTAGGCTTCGGGTCCGACGACCTGCCTCTCGCCCGGCTGGTCAGCAAGCCGAAGCCGGAGACGGTCGTCGGACCGAAGTTCTCGGCGGCCTCCGCACACTTCGCGAACCTCGTCCACGCCGGCTGGATCAAGTGGCGGGACGCGGATCAGGTGACCGACGATCTCGGCTGGACGGCAAGAAAAGATGATGGCGACGGGACGTACCATGCGGTACGCTCCGACGAAGGCCACCCGATCCCGGCTGCCCTGGCCGCGATCCGTGCCGTTTGGTTGGCGTCCTCGAAGAAGGCTCCGGTCGCGAGGGTGATGTGATGCGAAGCGAGTGGGACGACACGCCGTGGCAGGGCATGCCGGTCGAGCTCCCGGTCCCCGTCAACCTCGGCAACCGGACGGCCATCGCGAGGATCGCGAAACAGTCCCGGATTGCGACACGGGCGATCGACTCCTACACGACGTATCCGGATTGGGATCAGTCGATCCTGAACGCGTTCGGTCTGACGGCGCGGCCGTGGCGGTTCCCGTCGATCAACGAGGCTCTCGGGGTCCCGTCTATCTTCCGGTCCGTGTCGCTGATCGCGAACACCACCGGCAGCCTTGCGATGGAGGCGTACCGGAACGGCCGGCTCCTGACCGGGACGGACGTCCCGCGGATCGTCACCCGGCCTGACCCGTTCAAGACCGCGCAGCGGTTCTATCGCGACACGGCCTACTTCCTCGCCACTCGAGGAGAGGCGTGGTGGTGGGTCGCGAAGCGGGACCAGGACGGGCTGCCCATGTCGCTGATCGTCGTCCCGCCGTGGGAGATCACCGTCGACGCGGAGCAGAACCGGTTCCAGCCGGTCATCACCTGGAACATCGCCGGCCGGTCCAAGGTGATGCCCAACGAGGACATGCGCCAGATCACGCTCCTGCCAAGCCAGAACGGGGAACGCGGAGTCGGGCCGCTCCAGCTCTGCGGAGCCGCGGTGTCGGTTGCCGTCGAGTCGCAGGAGTTCGCTGCCAACTTCTACGCCGAGGGCGGCTACCCGTCGATCCTCATCAAGGCCGCCGGGACACTGGGGACCGTCATGGAAGGACCGCACGAGGGCGAGGAAGAGGCCAACGTCCTGCGGGACCAGTGGATGGAGAAGGACCACAACACGCCGCGCGTGGTGGATGAGGGCATCGAGTCTGTCGAGCAGTTCGACCCGAACGCGTCCGGGGCGCAGATGCTGGATGCCCGCATCCAGAACCGCGGCGACGTCGCGAACATGTACGGCATCCCCGGCGCCCTGCTCGAGTACAGCGCACCCGGTTCCAGCCTGACGTACCAGAATGTCCGCGAGGTCTTCCAGCTGTGGGTGAAAGCGGGCCTGTCGGTGCAGTTCCTCGTCCCGATCGAGGAAGAGATGTCGGACCTCCTGCCGCGATCGACGTCGGCACACTTCAACGTCGACAGCTTCGACCGCGCGGACCCGAAGTCCCGCTGGGAGACCTATACCCTGATGGTGGGCGTCCTGGGTGCGGAGGAGGCTGCCCAGGTCGCTCGCCAGTCCGAAGGCTTCGAGGCCGGGGACGTCGAGTTCATGCCGGTCCCGCCGGCACCACCGGCCGCGTTCCCGACATCGCTCCCGGTGCCGAGGTCCGCGGAAGCGGTCCGCTGCTCCGGGAAGCGGGTCCTGCGCGGAGCTCTCCGGCCGTGCAACAAGTTACTCGCCGAGGCCGGTCCGTTCTTCGGCCGCTGTCCACGATGCGGAGCGGTGTACGAGGCCGCATAGGGGGGAACGATGCCAGCACTGTCGCGGGGGATCACGGCGGACGACGAGCGGGCTTGGCTTGACGGTCCGCTGGAGGCGAGTCCGGGGAACCTGTTCCGGATCGGGGACGAGATCGTCGAGTTCCAGTCCCACCTGCGGCCGACTTGGAACCGGTCCCGCCGACTGAACTACGTCGCGATCCATCGCGGCATCGCGGGGACTCCGGCACCGCACGGACCCGGCTCGAACCTGATCCCGTACTTCCGGAGGCTCGGTCCTTCGGAGCTCGCAGCCGAGGAAGGTGAAGGACCGCCGGGACCGCAGGGACCGCAAGGCGATACGGGACCGCAAGGCCCGCAGGGCGATACTGGTCCGCAGGGACCGGCAGGACCCGCTGGTACGACCGGCTCCACCGGTCCCGCAGGCCCGCAGGGACCCGCTGGTTCGGACGGATCGGATGGAGCGGCCGGTGCTCCAGGTGCAACCGGTCCCGAAGGTCCGACGGGTCCCGCGGGACCGAAGGGCGATACCGGGGACACCGGACCGCAGGGACCGGCCGGAGCGAATGGCTCCGATGCCAGCATTCCGGCCGGTGTCATCGTCATGTGGGGCGGACTCGTGTCCGCGATCCCGGTCGGCTGGCTCGATTGTTTGCGATGGAAGCCGGACATCATCTGGTGCACGTTTCCGATCGCCACCGCCATCACGGCGGGAACGCTGCTCGCGCGCATGAGCGGCGCACGTCTGGTCGTCGACCTGCGGGACAGCATGACGGA